CAACAGTGTACATATCAGACGCCCTACACTTCTTACCATTCCACTTTCTCGCGTCTATGTTCAAGCACAACCCTATTGTGCACACGGTCCATGCCACCATGGTCCTACCGCCCGAGGCCCTCTATAAGCACCCCTCACAGAACCCAGACCTTTACTCTATCAACTACGACTTCGAGGGGTTTCAATACATACCGGGCTCACATGGGGGCGGCGCCTATCACCATGAGTTCGAAACTCTCAAGTGGCTACGTGTTGGCAAAATAATATACTTCGATGAGTACCATAAGCGCCGACACTACATTACGGTCCAAATGACTGAAAGCCTAGGAGCCAACCACTTGTTTACATTTACTCGGGGTGATATGCTCACACCAAGAGTGAGAACTTTCCGGCAGGGGGAGTTTGTCACACTGCCCCAACTTTTCCACCCAAAGCAGCTCAACTCTACACGCCCCATCCCATCCACCTTTGCCATGCAGCTGCTTCTCTACGTCAAAAGCGTTAAGGAGGTGACACATAGAGATGTCTTTGCAAAGATACGACAGCTCATCCCAACGCAAGACTTGCACCGATGGTCCCCAGACGAGTTGGTCCACATAGCCAATTTCTTCTTCTTCGCCTCCAAGCGAGACGCTCTCAACAGCTACGACCAAGTTGTCGACTCCTCACTTTTCACACGCTGCTTCCGGGAGTTTAAAAGCCAAGTGCGCACCCTGTGGGAAAACCTCTGCGGCAAAAGTGACTTCCGCAAGCTTATGGAGATGCTTGATTGGAAGCCGTTTACATACTCCCTCGAGGTCACGGAGGAGATTGTCGACACTCCATGGTTCTCGAGACCCACGCCTTTCCATTCCATGAACACTGACCCATGGCAGCTACCGGAAGATGAACCTGAAGAAGACCCCGAAGAGGAGGACCCCAACAACCACAGTTCTGCCCCAACCCCTGCCCCATTATCACATACGTCAGACGAGGCAGCTGACCTCCCATGGGGCCCATGTCTCAATTTGCTGCATCAATGTGGGTTCAAAGGTACCCACAAGCAGTACGACCCCGAAGGCAGCCTAATTTACCCCGTCATGGACTTACAAGCTCTGGACGTTGCAAGGCTGCCATCACAATTCGCCACCCTCCAGAAGAAACTCGAGGACATCAGACGTCAGCCCACAATGCACACTTACTGTCATAAAAGGGCGGGAGCCTACGCGTCTGATGTCAAGAACAATAGGGTAGGCCTCGCCACTCGAAACCAGACTCTCGAGTGGAAGCAAGTTTTCTCTGCACGGTGCGAAAGCGGCCCCCGCAAGCTGCCAACTGTTGTCATTCACGGTGCTGGCGGTTCCGGCAAAAGTCAGTTTCTCCAGGTGTTCCTGCGCGACCAGGAGAGGAACTATGATAAAATATCCATCGTCACACCTACCGTTGAGCTCAGAGCTGACTGGATGCGGAAGGTCCCCAACATCAACATTCGCTGCTTCCGCACGCACGAGAAGGCCATTCTCCAACCAGCCTCCCCATTGGTGATCATTGACGACTACACCAAAATCCCAACGGGACTCATTGAGGCCTACATCATAAGTCATCCGGAGATAGAGGCCGTCGTACTCACGGGAGATCCGCAGCAGAGTCATTACCACGAAACTTGCGATCAGGCCATGATTGCCTCCTTGGAGCCAGCCTCTGCAGTCTTCGAGAAGTCTTGCCGGTACTACGTCAACGCTACACACCGCAACCGACAAGATCTGGCCAACAAACTTGGTGTGTATTCCGAGATAGAAGGGGAAACCAAAATCACCCTAAGCGGCCTCACAGTGCAAGGCTGGCCGCTCCTGTCGCCCTCTCAAGCCAAGAAAGAGTGTCTTCGAGAACTTGGGAACGTGGCCTATTCCTACGCAGGCTGCCAAGGCCTCACCACGCCATGTGTGCAGATTCTCTTGGACAACAACACGGCCCTTTGCTCAAAGCAAGTCATGTACACAGCGCTCTCCAGGGCCAGGGATGCCATCCACTTTATCAACACAGGGCCCACATCGGCAGACTTCTGGAACAAAGTCTCCTGCACCCCCTATCTCAGCACCTTCCTGGACTTGACTCGTAAGCAGCCCCCAGCAGAGGCCGTCCTAGCGGAGCCGGAAGTGATTGAACCTGCCGCCCCAACTACCCACTTCCCCGTAGAGAATAAGAACTCCCTTCTGGAACCCCTAGTGTCCCAGCTGAATGACAAATTTGACAGGGAACTCTACGACAAGAAACATGGCCACACGAACACCATTCAGACTGAGGACACCGTGGTGCAACTCTTTCAACACCAACAGGCTAAGGATGAGGCCCTCCTGTTTAAGACCATAGAAGCACGCATAGCAATCGCCACGCCTGAGGACAATGAGAAAGAGTTTATAATGAAGCAGGACATTGGGGACATCCTGTTCCTCAACTATCAGCGTGCCATGGGGCTCCCCGCCGACCCAATACCCTTCTCCCAGGAATTGTGGGACTCCTGTCGTGACGAGGTACAGCAGAGGTACCTCTCTAAGCCGATCGCAGCCCTTATCAACGGCATGCCCAGACAATCCCCGGATTTCCCAAAAGACAAGATAGCATTGTTTCTGAAGTCTCAGTGGGTGACCAAAACGGAGAAGATTGGAGCCCTCAAAGTCAAGCCGGGACAAACCATAGCCTCATTTATGCAACAAACAGTGATGATATACGGGACTATGGCCCGCTATATGCGCCGGATACGGGCCTCCTTCCAGCCCGAGAACATCTTCATCACGTGCGAGAACACCCCAGAGGACCTTAATGAGTGGGTTAAGGAGCGTTGGAATTTTGGCAGGCCTGGGCATTCAAACGACTTTACTGCCTTTGACCAATCACAAGATGGGGCCATGCTACAGTTCGAAGTCACCAAAGCCAAGTTCCATAATATCCCCGAGGACATCATCGAGGGATATATTCAACTCAAAACAAATGCGCACATATTTCTGGGAACTGTGGCCATTATGCGACTCAGTGGGGAGGGCCCCACATTCGATGCAAACACGGAGTGCGCCATCGCATACCACCACACCAAGTACCACGTCTCCCCGAATACATCCCAGCTATATGCGGGAGACGACATGGCCCAAGATGACAGGCCCATTCCCAAAGATTCTTTCCGGCTGATTGAACACCGCCTCACACTCACGTCCAAAGAAGTGTGTCACACCCAGAAGCCGGGAGATTTCGCCACTTTCTGTGGGTGGACCCTCACACCAAAAGGTATCATCAAGGACCCCAAGAAACTGTACGCTGGCCTTTGTCTGGCCAAAGGCACCGATCGCGTACCAGCCGTGCGAGTGGCTTATGCTCATGACCTGCGCCACGCATACAAACTTGGGGATGAACTGCATGAGGTCCTCACGGA